GTCAGGGCCTTGAGCTTGGTCATAACAGTGCCGCCGTGATGCGGCCACGGCCCTGCAGCGAGCGCACAGCGGCCTGGCTGAAGGCGAGGAAGGTTTCCGAACGTTCCGGCAGTTCCTTGCCGGTGTTCTCGGCGCTTTCGCGGCGGGTCACCGTGGCGAACTGGGTCAACAGGCTGGCTTTGGCGCGGGTGTATACGGCGCGCTTGTAAGTCGCTGCTTGAAATGTGCGCTCCGGCAGCACCATAGGGTCAGCAGATTCCACGGAGGACACGCCAACGGCAGACCATCGGGCCTTGAGGCTGGCCAGGTCGGTGTTGACCTCGATCATTGCCGTGGTCAGATCAGTGGCCAGCATGTCTACCAGGTACTCCGCCGGCAGGCGGTACCCCTTCTGGAATTCGGCCAGGGAGAGGTTCGGCCAAAAGCCGTCGTTCTCGATCGCCTGATCCACAAAGGTGGTGGGTTTCCCGGAAAAGCTCATTGCTGGGCACTCGAATAGGGGCGGGAAAACTGTTTCAGTGGGTCAGGGCCATAAATGGTTGGCTCACATCCACAGTTTCTCGCCGGGGGGGGTAGTCGGTTATTCGGCGGCTTTCTCAGCCAGTTCTTTTGCCAGGGCTTTGCGAGCCCCTTCCAGGCGGGTACCCACACCGATGCCTTCGTACAGCGCTTCCGCACGTTCGAAGTGGGTGATGGCTTTCGCAAACTCCCGCTGATCCAGCGCGAGAATCCCAATCTGCTTGTGATAGCGAGCCGGAATGCGCTCAAAGAGCTTCCATTCACCGTCCACCAAAGGCAGCAGGTTGGAGAGGTACGGTTCGGGACTGCGCTTGGCCTTGTACTCAGCCTCGGCCCAGTCGATCACCTCATCAGCGACGAAGGTCGGCACATCGCGCTTGAAGCGCTCAGGCAACTGCTGGTCTTGCGACATGGCGAAGTTCGCCAGGTCCAAACCCGCTTCGAATTGCTCGGTGTCGAACAACCAGACCAGGACCTGCATCACTACCAAGTTCGGGAAACTCAATCCGGAATCGCGGTAGCGCTGCACGTAGTCCATGTACTTGGGCAGCAGCTCGTCACGCTTGAGCTGCTGTCGCAGTTCGCGGCTGTTGATCGCGCCAATGCGTTCGAGGTCCTGAGCCAATGCGTCTTCCATCAGCTTCAGGTGCTTCTTGGCGTTGGCCGGGCTGGACAACGCAGTAGCGGATGAATACGCCACCGCATCGGCACCGGCGCGGGCAGCAGCTGCGGGGCCTTCGGCCTGAACGCGGCGCTTGTGCGCCAGTGCCAGGCTCATCAGATCAACTCCACGTTTTCAGCGGCCGCGAATTTCTCCAGTTGCTCGATCACGTAGCCCTCGTTGCGGCCGTTGTAATCCTCGACGCGGGAACGCTTCGGATTTTCCAGCAGGTGACGACGCCAGCTGCTGTCCTGGAAGTAGATCGACAGGTTGTCCCAGCTGGTGACGACCACGGCGTTGACCGGGAAGTGCGGGACGGTGAAGGTCGGCAGGCCGCCGTAGGTCGCAATGACCTGGGCGCTTTCGATGCGCTCCTTCTCGGTGGGTTTGCCCGCCTGGCTGGAGTACAGCTTGGCCTTGTCGGCGGCCAGCAGATCACTGCCTACGATCGCCACCAGGTCGCCGCCATCACGGAACACCGAGCTGATCATCTGCTTGGTGTCATGCACCAGGGCGTCGAGGTTTTCGTAATCGCCGCCGGCGCCGAGGGTGATTTTCCCGTCGACCGCGCCTTCCTGCAGAACCTGCTCAGGAATCTGCTCGCGTGCCAATTGCAGCCAACCTTTGTTGACGTCCTGCAGCATCGGGTTGGTGGCCAGGTTGGTCTGGATCGCGGCAGTGACGCCATGCCAGCCAATCATGATGCGGTCGAGGGCGATCTGCTTCTGTACCGCAGCCGAGTAGCGATCGGCGAAGTCCGGGAATTTAGCCCAGCTGTCGATCTTCGCGAACGGCAGGCCAACATCCGACTCGGTGGCAAACAGCTCGTAACCCAAACCATTGAGGTCGGAAACGTCTTTGGCTTCGCGGTCGGTGGTCTTGGTATTAGTGCGGCTGGTCACTGGACCATTCACACCAAACATGACCTTCTGGCCCTTGATCTCGGTGACCGGTACCACGTTGATGCGCTCGAGGAAATCAGCGCGCTCGGTGATCTTGTCGTTCAGTTCCTGGGCGATGCTGGGCTCGACGTTGAACTGGCGGGTCACGTCGACGCTGTACGTCTCGGCGATCGCTTCACGCAGTGCGGCGTACTGCTTCAGAGCACGATTGGACAGAGATTGTTGGCTCATATCACAGCACCCGCTTTTTGGTGTCGGCAGGGCCGGTGACGCGTGGAACCTGGCGAGTGTTGACGGTGTTAAACGCCTTGATCAGCAGCTTCTCGATGCTGGCCAGACGCTGATCGGTGTTGCCATTGCGGGCGAACTCACGATCAGCTGCGGCCTGTTCGACGATGCCAGAAACTGCCGTTTCAACATCGTCGACTTCGTCAACGATAGGATCCTCGACTTCGTCTGTGACGGGCTCGATCACGGCCTGAATGCCTGCAGCAACAAGCAACAGCTGCTCCAGCAATGCCTTCAGCGCCTTGGCTGTAGCTTCATCCATTGGGGGTTTGCTCTCAGTGGGGGTTTGCGGGGATGCGGGGGTTTCTTCGATGCCAAAGCGCTTGAGCAACCCCGAAAACAAGGCGACAAACTTATTCAGCTCGCCTTGCGGCTGGTCGTCACGCAGCGGGCCAAGTTCATGAGATGCGGCGAAGTAGGCGGCCTTACTGGTCTTGTTCGAAAAGTAGAGCTCTTGAGTGCCCAGGCTGGCTGGCTGATCGGTGACGCCCAGACCGGTGAGGTAAGCCTTGCCGGTGTTCGCGAAGTTGGGAGTGATCTCGATGCTGGTGAACAGCTTTTCGCCCTGGTCGTTGAGCCACAGCAGTTTGTTGTTCGGCTTCAACTGTGCCTCGAGGGCAATCTGTCCCTGGGCCAGATCGTCGCCCTCTTCCACCAGGCGTACAGCGAAGACGGTGCCGTGCGAACCTGGCCAGCGTTCGTGGTCGCACCAGATAACAGCGGTGTACAGAGACGGCTTGTAGGTCTCAGCGATATCACGCAGTTCCTGGGGAAGGATTTCGCGGCCATCTACGGTCGGGCCGCTGGTGGCGACACGTTTCCAGAACGAAACAAGGGAACGGGGCATGGGCGATAACTGCGCTCAATCGGTGATTTGAGCCGCCACGATATGCACCGACAGACCAGCCAACAAACGCTTTGCTGCGGCTCCATTCGTAGAATCTTGTTCTACGAACAACGTGGTTTTTAAGCCCGCGTTTAGGGTGTTTTCGCCGCATAGACTGCGGCCATGCCATACGCCCCCGAACTCAAAGAAGCCGCCAAACGCCTCTATTTACGCCGCTGCAAGCCGCGTGAAATTCAGGCGCAACTGTCCTTACCCAACATCCGGATCGTTTACTACTGGATCCGACAGGGTGAGTGGGACGACATGCTATCGGATGAAGAGCCGCTGACGGCCGTCGGCCGGCGAATCACCCTCCTCCTGGACAAAGCCACGTCGCTCACAAAGTCCGACCTGGACGAGCTCGACCGGCTGACCACCGTTCGCGAGCGGCTGCTGAAGCAATCGGCGAAACCGGCACCGGCGCCGATCGGAGAGCCACCGGACGATGGCCAGCGCCGGGATAATCAACGCAGTGAGCGCCGGGACCGAGGCGATCGCAGTGACAAGGGCGGGAAGAAGCGCGAGAAGAAAGCCAAGAACGAAGTCGGCGACCTGACCGAGGTCGACTTTCTCGACAAGTTCATTAGCAAGATGTACGGCTATCAGAAGGAGCTGTTCGCGGCGAAACAGAACCCGCTGACGAGCCGGATCCGGAACATCCTAAAAAGCCGCCAGGTCGGCCTTACGTATTATTTCGCCGGCGAAGCGTTTATGGACGCCGTGCTCACCGGTGACAACCAGATTTTCTTGTCCGCCAGCCGCGCCCAGTCCGAGATATTCCGCAGCTACATCATCTCGTTTGCTCAGGAATGGTTTGGCCTCGAACTCACGGGTAACCCGATCGTTCTCAGCAAAGACGGTAAGCCGTGGGCTGAGCTGCGTTTTCTCAGCACAAACAGCAGCACCGCCCAGGGGCACCATGGCCACGTCTACGTCGACGAGTACTTCTGGATTCGGGACTTTGAAAAGCTGAACACCGTGGCCAGCGCCATGGCCACCCACAAAAAGTGGCGCAAGACCTACTTTTCAACACCCAGCGCGGTGTCGCATCAGGCCTACCCGTTCTGGACCGGCGAGAAGTTCCGCAACAGCAAACGAAAGAACGCCAAAGATCCGTGGCCGAGCGAGGCCCAAGCTGCGGCTGGCTCGCTGTGCCCGGACGGGCAATGGCGCAAGGTCATCACGATCCTCGACGCCATCGCCGGCGGCTGTGATCTGTTCGACCTTGAGCAGCTGCAGCTGGAGTACGACGAGGACAAATTCCAGCAACTGTTCATGTGCAAGTTCATCGACAGCACGCAGAGCGCATTTTCCCTGGTCGACCTGGAGCGTTGCTACTCCGACCTGTCGTTGTGGACCGACTACGACCCAGACGATCCGCGCCCATTCGGCAACAGTCCGGTGTGGATTGGCTACGACCCGAGCCGCACCCGCGACGACGCCAGCTGTGTGGTCATCGCCCCACCGCTGGAGGATGGCGGCAAGTTCCGGATCCTGGAGAAACACAGCTGGCGTGGGCAATCGTTCAAGTACCAGGCCGAGCAGGTCAAGAAGCTCACCGAGCGCTTCAACGTGCAGCACATCGGCATCGATACAACTGGCATCGGTTACGGCGTGTTTGACCTGGTGCGGGATTTCTACCCGCGTGCGACCTCGATCCACTACAGCCTCGAGACCAAAAACACTCTGGTGCTCAAGGCACAGGACACGATTCAGGGAAGCCGGATCGAGTGGGACGCTGGATGGAACGACATCGCCCAGGCCTTCCTGACGATCAAGCGAGGCACCACCGGCGGCGGCCAGGTCACGTACAGCGCATCGCGCACTGATGCCTCAGGTCATGCCGATATCGCCTGGGCAATCATGCACGCCCTGGCCCACGAACCCCTCAATACCAACAAACAGCGGCGCAGCCGCTACACACTCAGCGGACCAAGCACCCATGGGCAAACCAGTACAAAACCAGCCGCAAAAACCAGCACCAGGTCCGATGCGGGCATTTTCATTCGGTGCACCGGAACAGGTACTGACCGAGAACATCGGGCACTACCTGGGCGTGTTCGCCACCCACGACGGAAAGACCTACACGCCGCCAGTGTCGCGCCAAGGCCTGGCCAAGCTGCTGCGCGCCAACGCTCACCACGGCGCCATTCCCGGGTTCAAACGCAACCTGCTGCTGCGTGAGTTCATCGCTTCCGAAGGCTGCTCGGTGCAGACCATGAGCCGTGCCGGGTTGGATTTTATGGTGTTTGGCGAAGCGTACTTTTTGCGCAACCGCAACGCGTTCGGCCAGGTGCTGCAGATGGATCATTTACCCACGATCAACATGCGGGTCAGGGTCGGTGGCGGGTTTGTGATGTTGCTGCCGGACGGCAAAGAAGTGGCATTCGAAGATTATGAAGTCGAGCACGTCATGAACTACGACGTGGAACAGAACATCTACGGCGTGCCTGACTATCTGGGCGGCATGCAGGCGCTGTTGCTCAACGAAGCCGCGACCCTGTTCCGCCGGCGCTACTACAGCAACGGCGCGCACGCCGGCTACATCTTCTACACCAACGATCCGAACCTTACCGAGGAGGACGAAGAGACGCTGCGCGATCAGATCAGCGCAAGCAAGGGCGTGGGCAACTTCCGCTCGATGTTTGTGAATATCCCGGGCGGTGCCGAAAAGGCGATCCAGATCATTCCGGTAGGGGATTTCCAAGCCAAGGACGAGCTTGAGAAGGTGAAGAACATCACACGCAACGACGTGATCGCAGCCTGGCGCATGAACCCTGCGCTGGCCGGCATCATCCCCGAAAACAGCGCCGGCTTTGGCGATATCGAAAAGATTGATCGTGTGTACACCAGCAATGAGATCAGGCCGATTTGCCAGCTGTTCAATCAGCTGAATGACTCTTTACGCGAAGACAGGCGATTCACCTGGAGAGAACCCAAAGTGCCAGTGGATACCACTGCTTCCGGTACGGTATGAGGGGATTGCCACTACATATTGTGGCAATATGATGGCGATTGGCTGCCCTGGGGAGGGACACAATGCGAGTTACATGCAAATGCGGGAACAAGGGGTTAATCCGGGACAGCAAAAAACATTCACCGGATTTTGTGACGCTGTACTGCCTGTGTTTGAACGTGCAGTGCGGACACAGCTGGGTCGCGCACCTGACGTTTTCTCACACGGTGAGCCCATCGGCTCAGACCTACGAAAGGATGCTGCTCGATCGATTGAGGGATCTGCCTAGGGAAAAACAGCGGGAGCTGTTTGAGCAGCTGGGTTCTCAGGCGGTGGCTTGAGGCGCAAATCGCCGACCCAGAGTTGTCGGCGATCGGTTACATGAAAGGGAGTTAGCTGCTGCTGGCTGGCTCGTCTGAGTCGGTGGCTAGCACCTCTGACAGGCGTCGCAATTGAAGTTGCTCCTGCTCACTCAACAAGCGGTAAAGACTGATAAGACGACGTTCAATTTCGGTCAGGCTAAGCCACTCGGATTCCGGGATTCCAACGTAGACGCGTTCGTTGTTAATGCGATCCAACATGCTTTTACTCCATAAAGTGCATTGCTGAATCGACGTTATCGGGGCGGAAGCTGACTTTAGAACGAGGGGGCGACGAATGTCGTACATGCTTTGTTACAGGTTAAGTACGCGACCGGACGGCATCGTCTGCCATGGCTTTCAGGAAACGGCAAATGGCTTCTTGGTCGAACGGCGTGATGCTTCTGTATTGCATCACAAGCCGATTTTCGACTTCGGAAAGTGCGTCATGCGACAGGGTCGTTCGGACGCCGTTGAGAATGTAAGGAATGTCGAAGCCTATCTGACTCGCGGCCTTACTCAAGTAAGACGCTGTCGCATCGCTGGTGCCCGCCTCGTAGTTTGCTTGCGTCCGCTTGGCAATTCCAAGTGCTTCAGCCACCTGGTTCTGCGTCATGCCGTGACGCTTCCGCTCTTCTTGCAGGCGAGAACCTATATCTTCAGAAAGATGCAAAATTATTCATCCAGGTCATTTACAAATGCATCAAAGTGCATCATTGTGCATTCCACACCACATGAAATTGCACGGAATTGCACTATGCCCAACACATGCATCACTGAGCAAGCCCGCAAACAAGCACGTGAAGCCCTGGAGAAGCGCGGTCAATCCGCGAAAGACTTTGCTGAATTGCATGAACTGAACCCCAGCACCGTATACGCGGTGCTGAGTGGCCAGAGCCGTTGTCGCCGTGGGGAGGCACATCGCGCCGCCGTGTTGCTCGGTATCAAAAACGGCGTGATCGAACAGTAATGGCACCGGGCCACAGGGAAAAGCAGAACATGAAAAGCTCAGTTCTAAAAACTCGGCGTCAGGTAGTCAGCGCAATTATCTGCGCCTACCCAGGTGGGCGCGAATGCGCAGCAGCTCGCATCGGCCTGTCACTCAAGAAGTTCGATAACCACGCCTATGAGAACAACAGTAGCCGTCCGCTCACCGATGATCAGATCTATCAGCTCGAGCTCGAGGCAGGTACGACCTTTTTACCGGAATACATCGCGGCCATGTTTGGCGGCATGTTTGTTCCGGTCGCCGAGCCTGACTCACTCGACAACGTCGAGATGTACGCCCGATGCGTCCAAGCCGCTGCCAAGAAGGGCACCGTCGACCACCTCATTGCCGAGGCATTGAAAGACGGGACCATCAACGAAGCCGAAGCAGAAGCCATCCTTCATGCCGACACGCTGCATTTAGCAGCCAGGCACGCCGAGGTTCTGGCGGTCATTCAACTGCACGCTTCGAAATCGGGAAAATCCAAATGAGTCAGTTGCCCGCAGTACAGGAATATCAGGACGTGCTCAAAGCAGCAGCGCTTGTGTTTTTGGAGCGCCACCACTGCGAACACCTGGGCGACGATCAGCAGTTGTTCGACCGCGCCGTGCAGCACCTAGTCAGTGACTATGACGTGCTGACACAGACCGCTGAAAGATTGGTGCATTTGGCCTGCAGCGATATGACCGCCGTCCGCAATCGGCAGCGCCTGGACATCATCAGCAGCACGTCGACACACACCGTAATCATCGACCCGGCCACCGGCAACGCGTGGGCCGTCCCGGTCAGCTTGATCTACGAACGCATTCTCAACGCACCGGACAACGGTCGTTTCCGCGTAGCCGCACCGTAACTCCCAACCAATAAACCCGCCTGTCCCACCCCCGTGGGTTTGGGTGAGCTGCGCCCGAAATTGAGGTTTGACGATGGAAAACGCCCTGAACATCAACGCAAAGCTGCCGCCGGATCAAGCTCAAGCGCTCCTGGCCAACCTGCGTGAACAGTACCGTCTCAGCCTCAATGACCTTTGGTACGCAGACCAATACCGCCTTATCCCCGAGGGCCTACGCCACGGATCGATCCTCACCAACGATCCAGTGATGGCCGCTCGAAAACACCTGATCGGCGCGCTCTCCGGCGCCCTGACCCAAAGCCTCAAGACAGTGAAAAAACCATGAGAGACGATCTGCGTCACGACGTCCTGCAACGCATCGAATCGGAGTTCGGCCTAAAACACCGCGCACCTACGAACTACATGCGCGGTGGCACCTGCCCCAAGTGCAATAAAAAAGAGCTGTACACCCGTTTCGATAGCCCATGGCAGCTGATTTGTGGTCGTCAGGAAAAGTGCGGCCACACGCTGCATGTAAAGGAGATCTACGACGACCTTTTTGAGGACTGGAGCAAGCGCGTTCCGGCAACAGAGAGTGCCCCTACAGCGACCGCACGGGCCTACCTTGAGTTTGCCCGTGGCTTTGATATCTCGTTGATCGCCGGTTGGTTTACCCAGGACACGTTTTATTCCAGCCATGACCAGGCGGGCAGCGCGACTGTGCGTTTCGACCTGGAGAAAGGCGGTTATTGGGAACGCCTGATTGATCGGCCTGCCCGTTTTGGGAAGATGAAAGCCCGCTTTAAACGAGGTGAAACCTACCGTGGCGTGTGGTGGTGCCCGCCGTGCGTGGATCTGCTCGGGGTCAAAGAGATCTGGATCGTTGAAGGGATCTTTGACGCGATCGCACTGGTGCACAACGGCCTGTCGGCCGTGTCGGCAATGTCCTCGAATGCCTTCCCTGAGGAATCGCTGAAAGCGTTGCTGCGCGATCGCACCGACAAGCTGCCGAAGCTCGTATGGGCTTTGGACAATGAACCAGGTGCACATGCCTACACCCGCCGCTGGGTCCGCAAAGCGCGGGAAATGGGCTTTGTCTGCGAGGCAGCCCAGATCCCGCAGCGCGACGGCCGCAAGGTCGACTGGAACGACCTGCATCAACGCTGGGCCTTCATCGAAGGCGATGAAAAGCGAGCCGCCCAGATCGCTACAGAGATCAAACAGATCCGCCACCAGGGCGCGTTGCTGATCGCGGAAAGCGCCGCCGAAAAGGCGCTGCTGATGTACGACTGGAACAAGCGCGGCGAATTCCACCTGGGCTTCGGCAGCCGCCTCTATTGGTTCAAGTTGGACATGGAAAAGTACAACCGCGCCGTCCAGGACCTCGAGGAC